TGTTAACAAGTGCTCTTTTTCTGGTCTCTCTGAGTCCTCATCCTTTAGCAGGCAGGCGTCAGATTCCAACTTCTCACTACGAGGGATCGAGAAACTTCCTTACTACTCCATGATCATCAAGGATTGGAGAATCACTAACTTCAGTTATGAAAAACTACTTACTGATGACAAAAACGTCCTCACCTACCTTGACCCACCCTACGATATACGAAGTAACCTTTATGGAAGGAAGGGGAGTATGCATAACCGATTCAACCACGACGATTTTGCTGCCGATTGTGATCGGTTTATTGGTCCTCAACTCGTATCTTACAATTCGTCTCAACTGGTCAAGGAAAGATTCGAAGGGTGGAAAGTAAGCGAGTTTGATCATACATACACCATGAGATCTACTGGATCTTATAGTAAGGATCAGCAAGAAAGAAAGGAACTGCTGCTGTTTAACTACGAGCAAACTCCTAAAATCAAACTAAAGTTTGAGGGTTGTTACAACTACGAAAGATTGAAGAAAGAAGGACTGATTGATGCCTGAACTTAAGGACTGGTTGAATAGTATCAACCAATCTAAGGTCAATATTATTGACGAGATGCCGGATGTCGAGTCCAAATATCTTCCGTATATTGTTAACAGATGCTTGTCTGGTCACCTGGACGCTGTGATGTATGCGAACGAGATGAATATTAACAATCATCTTGACAAGAAGTTACAGTATGACTTTTTACTAAATACTCTGAGATCAAAGAAAAGATTCTCTCCCTGGATTAGAAAGGAAGAGATGGAGAACCTTGAACTAGTCAAAAAATACTATAGTTATAGTAATGAAAAGGCGAAGCAAGTTCTTTCTATTCTGACTGAAGATCAAATTACATACATCAGAAAGAGACTTGACACTGGAGGAACCAGATGAGCGTGATCCAGGAACCAGAATATAACTGGTCACCTGACAAGATGATTGAGGTATCCCTAGCGGAACCAGACGATTTTCTAAAGGTCAGAGAAACACTTACACGTATTGGCGTAGCGAGTAGGAAAGAGAAAAAACTCTATCAATCCTGCCACATCCTACACAAGCAGGGCAAGTATTACATCGTTCACTTTAAGGAACTGTTCGCTCTTGACGGCAAGCGAGCAAACCTAAGCATGAACGACATCCAAAGACGCAACCGTATTGTTCAGTTGCTAGCAGATTGGGGACTGGTTGGCGTGGTAAACGCAGAACTTGTCACAGATATTGCCCCACTAAACCAAATCAAGGTCATCGCTTACCGCGAAAAGGGTGAGTGGATCCTAGAGACTAAGTATAATATCGGCAAAAAACGGACCCCAGAAGGGTAAACCGTAATAATCACGGGGGGTTTCACGACCCCCTTTTTCATGCCTTGTGTTATAATTAGTAGTGTCGCCCGAACAGGGGACATCCACGATGCTCATTAGAGGTCATGTTTAACACATCAGCAAATACTGTCACGCTCACTGTAGGTGACACCGCCCAATACTTGGAATCGATCAAACACCAACCAAGTTACCCACCTTATAACCTTGTAAAATACGGGGAGGTTTATAAGATGGAGATGGCACTAGCAGGATACTCGGAAGAATCCTTAAAGGTGTATGAAAAGGAGCACAATCTTTTCATCGAACACCCTGGACAAGTTTCTTTCGACGAACAAACACCCCAGTATATTCATAAAGGTATCTCAGGACGCCAGTTTAAACGTTCCTGGAAAATGCCAGAGGATTGGATTATTAAGGATGCTACCATGAAGAATGGTATGCTTACAATTACATTTGATGAAGTGGTGCCTGAAGAGAAGAAACCGAAGTACTTCATCGGAGGTGAATAAATATAGAAAAATGATAGTGATCTGTGTATAGTCGTGTTCTAAGACATATTTCAGCGTCAGATCTTAGAGAGTCCCTGACGCTGAAGTTTCGCGACAAACTGAATACCGTCTTCTGGAAAGACAACTCACTGCGCGGGGAAGTGCGTGAGGCGTTGATGAAGTTCGGCAAGGCGTTCGCTGAGTACGTTGATCTCCCTGAAGCAGCCATCAAGGACATCCTCATGCTCGGCGGCAACGCTGGATATAATTACACAAAGCACTCGGACATTGATGTCCACCTGGTAGTAGACCCAAAATATGTCCCTGACTGCGATCCAGAGTTGATCGATGATTACTACAGCGATAAGAAAATGCTGTGGTTGCTCACACATGATGTAAAAGTATATGGTGCTGAGGTAGAACCATACGTTGAGCAACCTGGTAAGAAGCGTAGGAAGAGTCAGGGCGTCTACAGCGTTCTTAAAAAGAAGTGGATCCAAGAACCAAAGCAGATTTCTGAGGATCCAGACGAATCTGAAATTGCGAAGAAAGCGAATAACTACAAGCGTAAGATCGAGACCCTAATCAGAGGAGACAACGCTTCTGGTATGAAAGCGGTGCTTAAAAAACTCAATGCTATCCGTAACGAATCGCTGGATAAGTATGGCGAGTATGGGTTTGATAACATGGTTTATAAAGAACTGCGTAACAGTGGGCACATTGACAAGGTACGCAAGGCTCTGGTAGAATTGAAGTCCAAGAGCCTGTCCCTATGATCGTTAAACTTGTTGTTCTGACTACCGGACCTTGTTTGGTAAGTCAGATTGAAGAGGTCGGCGCTGATATCGGTGAACCAGACTGTAAACTGGTCAAACCAATGCTTGTCGGTGAGAACAATACACTGTCACCATGGTTGATGGATCTGACCCAGGAAACAGAGGTCATGATTTCTTCTGACAAAATTCTAACTCTTTGCGAACCTATCGCTACTCTTAAGGAAAAGTACATCGAACTGACTAAGTAATGCGTTATTATACTAACGTTCAAATGGTCGGGAACGATTTCCTCGTTCGCGGTTATGAGAACGGTGAGTCCTTCACTTCGCGTGAATCATTTCAACCAACGCTATTTGTTCCAAGCAAGAAAAAGACAAAATACAAAACCCTAGAAGGCAAATCTCTTCAGTCGATCCAACCAGGAACTGTACGAGATTGCCGTGAGTTCATTAAGAAACACGAAGCGATTGAGAACTTTCCGATCTACGGAAATCGCCGATACATCTATCAGTATATCTCTGAGAAGTATCCTGAGAATGAGATCAAGTTCGATATTCGCAAGATGCATATCGCCACGATCGACATCGAGGTCCAGTCAGAGCGCGGGTTCCCAACGGTAGAAGCGTGTGATGAAGAACTTCTTTGTATCACACTGGAGAACTTTGCCACCAAACGTATCATCACTTTTGGTGTCGGACCATTCCGTAACGATGACCCTATGGTCAAGTATGTGGAGTGTAAGGATGAGTTCGAACTGGTAAATAAGTTTATGGCATACTGGGAGCAGAACACTCCCGAGGTCATTACTGGGTGGAACTGTCAGTTGTACGACATTCCATACCTTGCCAAAAGAATTACCAGACTTCTGGGTGAGAAGCGTGTCAAAGGACTTTCTCCGTGGGGACTTGTAACGCATGAAGAGATCTACCTCAATGGCAGACCACATACGGTTTACGATATCGGTGGTATTACTGTTCTCGATTATCTGGATCTGTATAAGAAATTCACCTATAAAGCGCAAGAATCATATCGGCTTGACTATATTGGAGAGGTGGAGCTTGGACAGAAGAAACTAGACCACTCTGAGTTTGATACCTTTAAGGACTTCTATACTAAGAACTGGCAGAAGTTTGTAGAGTACAACATCCAAGACGTTAAACTGGTTGACGCCCTGGAAGAGAAGATGAAACTCGTCGAACTGGCGATAACCATGGCTTATGACGCCAAGGTGAACTTTAACGATGTCTTCTACCAGGTCCGCATGTGGGACATGATCATCTATAATGATCTGAAGAAGCGAAACATCGCTATCCCACCCAAACAGGAGGAAGTCAAGAATGAGAAGTACGCTGGTGCTTACGTTAAAGAACCAGTTCCGGGTGTGTATGACTGGGTTGTATCTTTTGACCTCAACTCGCTATACCCGCACCTCATTATGCAGTACAACATTTCACCTGAAACGTTGCTGGATGAGAGACACCCAACAGTCACCGTTGATAAACTTCTGGGAGAAGAAGTTGACCTATCTGATCTCAAAGATGTAACCGTTTGTCCTAACGGTGCCATGTTCACGACAAAAGAACGTGGTTTCTTGCCGGTCCTGATGGACAAAATCTACAAAGAGCGTGTCATCTTTAAGAAGAAGATGATCCAAGCGAAAAAAGATTATGAGAAGAACCCTTCTAAGGCACTTGAGAAGGAGATTGCCAGGTGTAACAACATCCAGATGGCTAAAAAGATCCAACTTAATAGTGCTTATGGTGCTATTGGCAATAACTATTTCCGTTATTATAAGTTGGAGAATGCTGAAGCTATTACTCTCGGGGGTCAGTTCAGTATACGGTGGATCGAAAACCGGATGAACCGGTACATTAACAAAATTCTAAAAACCGACGAGGTTGATTATGTTGTTGCTTCTGATACTGACTCTATCTATCTCAATCTGGGTCCTCTTGTTAACAAAGTATTCGCGGGAAGAGAGAAGACTACTGAAGCAGTTGTCAATTTCCTTGATAAAATCTGTGAGACTGAACTTGAAAAGTATATTTCTAGTTCTTACCAAGACCTCGCGACATACGTAAACGCTTACGAGCAGAAGATGTTCATGAAGCGTGAGACAATCGCTGAACGTGGCATCTGGACTGCTAAGAAGAGATACATTCTCAACGCCTGGGACATCGAAGGTGTTCGATTTACTGAACCAAAACTCAAGATGATGGGTATTGAGGCAGTCAAATCATCTACACCAGCACCTTGTCGCACATTGATCAAAGATGTGCTAAAGGTTATCATGACTCAGACTGAAGACGACGTGATTGACTTCGTAGAACGAGCAAAGGTTGACTTTAAGAAGTTGCCACCACAGTTGATTTCGTTCCCACGTTCTGTTTCAGACGTTAACAAGTACAAGAGCAACTTGTCAATCTACAACAAAGGAACTCCTATCCATGCTAGGGGTGCTTTGCTCTTCAATCATTACATTAAAAAGCATGGACTCGACAATAAATACAACGCTATCAACAACGGCGAGAAGATTAAGTTCTGCTATCTGAAGAAACCTAATCCTATCCATGAGAATGTAATTTCATTCATCAATGAGTTCCCTGTGGAACTAGGACTGGAGAAGTACATTGATTATGATCTTCAGTTCAGCAAGTCGTTTGTCGAACCCGTTCGTGCCATCCTAGATGCTATTGGATGGTCACTAGAAAAAACTGCTACCCTTGAATCTTTCTTCATTTAGTGCTATTATGGATCTGCCCATTAACGACAAAGAGCTCAAAACTATTGTCAATGCTCTGCGTCTAGGCGGTGATACATCTCTGTATCAAAAATTGAATACTATCCACCAAATCCGTGAGGAAAATCCTGGTGGTCCATACAAGAAAATTGCTAGAGAGCAGTTCGGTTACGTTATCTGATGTTTTTTGACAAAGTGAGTCTGGTGACGGGTGGGTTTGACCCCATCCATAGCGGACATATTTCATACTTTAAGCGTGCTAAGGATCTTACCAACAATCTGATCGTAGGATTGAATGGTGATCCCTGGTTAAAGCGTAAGAAAGGTCAATATTTCCAGTGCTGGACAGAGCGTGCTGACATTGTACGTCACCTCAACATGGTCGATGGTGTCATCTCCTGGGATGATGCTGACGACAGTGCCTGTGGTGCCATTGAGAAGTGTTTACAAATCTCTGATCAAGTGGTATTCTGTAA